TATATTATATTATATATTATATATCATATGCAAAAAAAGGCAAAAAATATCCAAAATATCCAAATTAACCAAAATAAAATTTTAACTTTGCATAACTTTATTCATTTCCCTTTTTATTTTTTCTAGCTCTTCAAGTAAAACACTTTGGTCATTTTGTAAGTGTTTCATATGGTAGTCTTCTTTATTCATATTTTTTGACAACTGAGAAATATGTTTTGAAATAATTTTAATCGCATCTTGTTGTTTTCGTTTTTCTTCTAAAATATGTAATTTTATTTTTTCATATTCAGATAAAACATTATTTAAAAAGGCATTCTGTTTTGCTAATTCTTTAACTTCTCTATTTTTATGTAGTAATAACTGCTTCTTTTTCTCTAAAATACATTTCATATTATAAATATTTGTATCATTTTTGGCAATATTGAATTCATCTACTTTTTCGATACTGGTAGCGTGTGTGTTGTCGGTATCAGTGTCGGTCTCAGTATCATAAGGTGATGAATTTGATAGTTTTGAGTCGTCACTTGAGCCATCTGAATCATTTGAATCGTCGCTCTTAAACGTATACCGCGGACTTATTTTCGACGGCCGCATAAACGCATTTAAGTCGCTATATGTTGGCACTGACTTGTTCACTTCAATTTTTATATTTTGTTGACGCTTTACATTCCTCTTTGTTTTTTGCATGATGTCAGTAACAATAACCTTGGTATATAATAATACTATAAGTATCTAAATTATTTTTATTTTTATTTTTATTTTTATTTTTTTATAATTTTATGGAACATTCTTCTAAAAATCCATTTCTTCACTAGTTGTCTTTTTTTATTTTTATCCACCACCTTTAAACAAACTCATAATACATCCTTTAATATTTTTCCAATCAAATATGATAGTTAGAAATATATAACACAAACTATAAAGAACACCATGAACTGCTGCTACTGCTGCGCGACTTCCACTTTTAGGTAGTGTAAAAAATAGTTCAGGGATAAATATTATAAATACGGCGATGTTTATAAATAGTTTAACTTTATTAAAGATTCCTGAAAGCATAGTGTAATATAAAAGTAAAGTAATACTAATACTATTTTATAAATATATTATAATTATATAAATATAATTTATTTATGGGTTATAGTATTGCATAGTATTATGGTGTAAGTGGTCCTTTTCCAGCAGCCATAGCTGCTTTTAATCCCTGAAGTTGTTCAAGCATTTGTGCGCCACCCGTTGCAGAATTTAATAAAAATTTTATAATATTCACAATAACTACCATAATAACATACCAGATGACATAATAAAATAATGATAGAATAAGTCCTGCAAAAACAACACCTTTTAATTTTTCCCAAAAGGATACACCTGTCACTTTAATATTTGATACTGCAGTATTCAACCAGTTTGAAAAAATAAACAAAGGTTTTGCATTTTTATTTTTTAACATTTCAGCTTCTTTCTTTTTTAATTCGTCAAGACGTTTATCAAGTGGTTTTTTAGCGTCTGCTTTTTTTTGATTCAAATATTCCGGAATACTTTTACTAAAAAAATTATAAAACGGAGATAGAAATTTTTTAAAAAAGTTTTTAATAAAATTTGGGATAAGACTAGATAAGAAACCTAATATTTTTTCCGGGATTTTCATGAAAAAATCCATGATTTTACTTATGATTCCTTTATAGTCTAAATATCCAAAAACAAGAAAATAGATTAAAAATGTTGTTATAAACGACGTCACATATTTCATTAAAAGCATATAGTAACACGGAAATCCTCCAGCCGATGCACCTAATGCAGGGGGTGGAGGTGCTTCAGAATCTACCATAATGTTTTAAATTTGTCGGATTATAGACTTGTAGAGTTAAAAATAATAGTTTTTAATATTGATATAATGTTGCTATAATATCAAAAGATAAAATAATAATAAAAAATACGTTACCTTGTTAAGTAACTACGCTTAAAACTATTTTATAAAACATCTTTAGAAGTATGTTACTATAAAAATATAGACTTATTACAAATTTTTAATATTGTTATATAAATATTTACAACCATTCAAAAACCATCCAACAACCACTCAACCATTTAGAATGTCCGCAAAACAAAATCTGACTTCTGCTTGTAAATCGTCTGAACCCCTGCTTACAGAAAATGATTCTCGCTACGTAATGTTTCCCATCCAAGACAACGAAATCTGGAAAATGTATAAAAAGCAAGTCGATTGTTTTTGGCGCGCAGAAGAAATCGATTTGTCTAAAGATGTTATCCAGTGGAACAATAACGATATTTTAAACGACGACGAGCGTTTTTTCATTTCTATGATCCTCGCATTTTTTGCAGCAAGTGATGGAATCGTTAACGAAAACCTTGCAGTGCGGTTTATGAGTGAGGTGCAACTTGCGGAGGCGCGTGCATTTTACGGCTTCCAAATCGCCATGGAAAATATTCATAATGAATCGTACTCTCTTTTAATTGACACTCTTATTAAGAGCGAAGAACAAAAAACAAAACTATTTTCCGGTATTGAAAATTTCCCTTGTATCAAGAAGAAGTCTGACTGGGCCATTCGTTGGCTAAATGATAAGCGCAGTTCTTTTTACACGCGTCTGATTGCATTTGCGTGCGTCGAAGGCATCTTTTTTTCAGGCGCATTTTGCTCTATTTATTGGCTGAAGAAGCGCGGCTTAATGCCTGGCCTCACATTTAGCAACGAACTTATTTCGCGCGATGAAGCATTACACACCGAGTTCGCAATCCTGCTTTATAATAAAATGCAGAAAAAATACCCGAAACAACGCGTCCATGAGATTATAAAGGAGGCGGTTGAAATCGAGAAGGAATTTATATGCGATGCTTTGCCGTGTCGTCTCATTGGCATGAATTCCAAACTGATGTCGCAGTATATTGAATTTGTCGCCGATCGATTATCTCTTCAACTCGGATATGAAAAAATATATAATTCTACAAATCCGTTTGATTTTATGGAAATGATTAGCATTGAAGGAAAGACGAATTTTTTCGAGAAACGTGTTAGCGAATATGCGCTTTCGGAGAAGACAAAAAGTAGTGAAATATTCGACTTTAATGCGGCGTTTTGATGCGGTAGTTTGAGTTGGTTAGTTGGTTAGTTACCACCTTCGCATTCCACCCATACTACCCATACGTCTTTGCATATAATGATTAGGGGGCATCATGTTGCGCGGGAGATATTGCTGAGAAGGGTGCATTGGCTGCGGTGGCTGCGGGTGCGGGTGCGGGTGCGGGTGCGGATGTTGCATTGGCTGTGGTGGTGGTAGCGGCGCGCTACCAGGTCCTCCCGGTCCTCTCGGTCCAGGTCCCATATAATACCCTGCCCTTACCATATTTGCACTTCGTGCTTCATTATGTTTACGCTCTAATATATTGTCTACATCTTTTTTATCGAGACGTATTTTTGTTTCATTTACGATATCCTGTTCTTCAAACCGCAATTTTGAAGGATCGTTGTTAGTCTGAAAAAAGTAAACATTTATATACTCGCCGTTGACTTCAAAATTCAAATTGCGTATCGTGATTAGTCCGTCGTTACAATTCATGTTCACAACATATGCCGCCTCTTTTCTGCATATTATTTTCTTAACACCATCACACATTTGCAATATATTTCGGTCTAAAATGTTGAAAAAGTTGCTGCGATCCAAATACAACCCTGCTAGTTCAACGCGTTTTAACATATAGTTGTCTTCTCCTCCCCATGACCAAAAATTTGGAAATCCATTTATTTTTTCAAAATCAGCACCCCTTATTGAAAAAATACCACCAAGTGTGAATTTAAAACCATAAAAGTGTTTTACTACACCGGGTGTGGTCTCATAGTGAAGTATATTTTTTGTATAGGGAAGTGTATCAACATCATTAAAAACAAATGTTATATTTTTATAGTCGTTGGGGTATTTATATTTCATTGCAATAAATCCAATATTTTTCATACCCCCGCGATTAAATGGGCGTGTATCTTTTTGCTCGGCAAAGTAGATTTCGTAATCTGTTTTTGGAATATCTTCCATAATATGTTTCATATAAATCGTAAAAAAATTCTTGTGCTCTTTTCGGTCGCGATAGGGCACAATAAAAATCATTTTCGGCACGATTTCTGGTGTTATTGGCAATAGTGGTACATTAACAACTTCATTTATTTCCAATTTTAATTCTTCATTTGAATCATTAGACTCTTCATAGTCCTTATTTGGAACTTCTAATTCCGCATTTATTTCTGTCATTAAATTAATAATAAAAATAAATATTTTATATTTTATATTTTATATTTTATAATTTTAAATTTTCATTTTTTGGGCGAATATTTATCCAATATGACTTTTGGAATCAATAATTCCTTAATACCTTCCAATTTTTTATAGCATTTATTTATTGTAACTTCACTTGTTTCGCTTATTTTATTCACGTCTTTTTTTGAAATAGTAAGTCCACATATTTGCGATACAAAATAGATAATTCCTGCTGCAATAGAATGTGGTGTATTTTCGGGAATCAAATTATTTTTATCGATTCGCAATGCGATAAACTGGCACAATTTTGTAAGTTCACCATTGATTTGTAGTCGCGTGCAGTATCTTTCAATAAACGCCTCCGGTCGTGTCTTGCAGAAGCTCGTCTTTTCAGAGTTGTGCATATCATTTTCAATCTCGTTTATAATACATACTGCATTTTTACATCCCTTTGTAGCACTCGTATTGTCCAGATTGAAAATCGTTGCAATTTCTTTTGCAGTGCGAGGGCAGTCATGGATTCGAAATGCGACATACACGGACGCCGCAATAATTCCGTCGCGGTTAGACCCCCTAAATGTCTGGTGTTCTGATATTTTTTTATGGCACCGAAGTGCTTCATCTATGATTATTTTTGGAATTCCAGCATTATTTGCAATAATCGTAATATGCTGAAACTCGTTGTATTGTGTTTTTTCTTTATGTGGCGACGACTGCCACTCAGTGTATCGTCGTATTTTGCGCATTTCGTAGGAGGATATTCCGTCACATAGTATTTTACATCCGAAAGACGATTCTACAAGCAACGGATTTACGGGGAGACCACAACGCGTAGGGTCAATATTTTGATTATCGTCGACACCATAGTATCGCCACTCAGCGGTCTGATCAACTATATCTTTATAAATAATACTGCATTTAGGATTCATGCATACAAGAAACCCTTCATCTGATATTGCAACTGATGAATTACATGTATCACATGTCTCTCGTTGTCCACAACTACGATAAATACACTCAACGCCTTTTTCTATTTTTTTAGGTAGAATGTAATCTTTATCTTTTATTTCTGTGTCATGTTTTTCTATTTTTTGTGTTTTATTTGTATCTATATCTATTGATGCGCTACCATATCTACTACATCTATCATTATCCACATGAAATGATTCGCTTATTTTTTCCCACAAACCTGTTATGTTAGTATTAGTATTAGTATATAATTTATTTTTGTATGTTTTATGTGTTGTATGTAGTCGCGAAGACGATATAGTGTCTACCATGATGAGATAAGTAGTTGCGACTTTTGGTTTTGCTAAATGATATGATAGTTTAAAGTATATAGTATATTTTTTAATTCAATTTTATTCACATTATAATAAAAGTAACACAATTAATAAATATAATAATAATATAACAATAATATAACTATACTATTATAGTGTATTATGGGAAATTCAAATTCATTATATAAAAATAATAATAAAAATAATAATAAAAATAAAACTTACGAAGATGATACAGATTTTACTAAACTATCACATTATAATACGATATTTATTACAAAATTAAATGAAATTGCATCTACATATATACTTGAACAAAACTTTCAAGATATGATACGTTTAACTAACCCAGCTTATTGTGATGATTTAGTAATTATGACATCTGAAATTCTAAACCAATCGTATAACGATTCACAAATCAATTATGCATATCAAGTTATTTACAAAAAGGGGCAAAGTGCCAGTGGTGTTGATAACGACACATTATATGCAGATGCATTAAAAAGCAAAGAAGTGAAAACAAAAATGTGTATAAATATTGCTAAATATTATGTAAAAATTGCGCACTTATTTGCCGCAATTATGACAACACTAAATCCTGTGTTTTCGTGGAAAACATCTGCGGTGTCGAAGCGTGCAATCACGAAACCACTAGGAAACTTGGAGGATGCAGGGGAGATAGGGGTTATGGAAGAAGTTGTTGGGGGTGGGGATGACGAGGATGACGGGGATGACGGGGATGACGAGGATGACGAAGTAGAATACGATGAGAAAGGAGAGAACGACGAGAAAAGAGAGAAACCTGTAAATAAAGAAGAAATTCAATATTCATCTTTACAACAAAAACATGAAATTTCGCAAATGGCAAATGATGTAAAAATAGAAAGTCTAAATTTTTGTAACTCACGTATATCCGACCTAATGGATATGGATGAAATAACGTCTCTTATAGATGGCACAAATGCAGTTTCCGGAACAAATGGCGAATCTGTAATAAAAATTAAACCCCGACTTTGTTCATCATCGTTGAATAACAACAACGAAGGATACACACGCCAAAAATCCGTCTATGATTTACCCGGATTCGCAGAACTAAGTCGGTTATATTTTGATAAATACAATTCATCTAAAAAACGTTTTGATAGAATGTCCAAGGAAAGCGAAAATGAAAAAAAACGAAATATTGCACTTTTATATACACTATTTACGGGCAATAAAAATCCCCCTAAAGATATTAAAAGTTTCCGCGATATTCCGCTGCATTCATTTGCAGACACCATCGAGTGTGATAACCCGAATTCTGCACTCAATGCGACATATGTCGGCACCACGAAAGATAAACTATTTGTCGACTATGTTGAACAAATTAAGAGGATGATTTACCAGTCAAATATGATACGTAATTCGCTACTCGAAGTGATAGACCGCGTATTTGTCCCTGTTAGTGATGTTAGGGGTGGTGGCGGTGTCGACGATGAAGACAAAGAAACAAAACCGAAATTCACTATTAATCTTAAACTATCAGTAAAAGATTTGAATGCGTGTATAGACGACGCGCGCAGAATTATTTTACGATTGTATATGACATGTGAAAAAGATTTTGTAAAAGCGCTAAAGATTCTTCAGGCAATTATTGAAGCACAGATACTCGAAACGAATAAACGTCAAATTAAAGAACTGGAAGTGCTAATTGAGGGTGGTGGATCATGAATGTGACCATGAGTATATGTATGATTATGTCTAAATATCAATATGGACTAAATATTGATATTTATTTTGAGGATTTGCCTATTAAATTTGCACGCCGTTTAGTGGCGACGGCTGCGACGAGAGCCACGACGACGGCTCTTTTTGCAGCGTCTGCGACGACCACCTTGCTGGGACTGAGATTGGGCCTGCTGTTGGGCCTGTTGCATTTGCTGAGCCTGCTGCTGAGCCTGCTGTTGCATTTGCTGAAGAGACTGAGTAAGCTGCTGAGTCTGAGCCTTAGCCTTTCTAGCAGCCTGCTTCATGGCAGTGGCCGATCTGGCGCTGCGCCTAAGTGATGAACGAATACGTTTGGGAACACCATGTCTTTTAGTATGTCTTGCCATTTTATATATAATACATATAAAAAAATATTTTGAAGGAGGAGAAATTAATAAATATTAATAATAAAATAGTAATAATAAAATAGTAATAATAAAATAGTAATAATAAAATAGTAATAATAAAATAGTATAAATATATTTTATTATTAGAATGGATACAAAAATATTATTTTTATTGGTAATTAATATAGTGTAAATTATGTGTTTTTTTCCTAAATAATATACATTTTAATTAATACTATGTTTACTACGATTATTTTTCCTTAATATATTCATTTTTAAGAATCGTTTGACCAAATCGTATCATTCTTCCAATACATTCGGTCGCCTTTTTTAACATCGTAAAGTTTTTTGTATATTTTTAAACGAGACAATGGACAATTTGTCCTATATTTTACTAAAGGATGTGGATTAGTTTTTATATTAAAACGAAC